AAGGAGGAGTCACAATGGAACAAGAAAAGGATTATGAAGTCATGGTCGCAGAAGTAGTTGACAGCTCAATTACGCCAGTTGCAAGCGAAGCGCTCGTCGAACTTGCGGCACAAGCAGAGCGGAGGGTCGAAGCGATAAACAAAATCAAGCAATATTCGCTTCGACTCACACAGCCTGGCGACTGGGTTGACCAGAACGGCAGGCCATATCTGCAAGTTTCTGGTGCCGAGAAGATCGCCAGGTTGTTTGGCATCTCGTGGCGGATCGATGAACCGATCCGAGAAGAGTTGGAGGGTGGCCACTATATTTACACGTATAAGGGTTATTTCAGCTTAGCTGGCGCTGAAATTGAAGCGATAGGATCACGTTCGAGCAAAGACCCCTTCTTCAAAAGATATGTATATGTTAATGGCCAGCGTAAGGAGTTACTACCTTCTGAGATTGATCCTGGCGACGTGAAGAAGGCGGCATACACGAATTGTATTGGTAACGGGATCACACGGCTACTTGGCTTGCGCAATATCAGCTACGAAGACTTAGAAAAAGTAGCTGGTATCAAGCGTGAGCAAATAACTCATATTCGATATGGCGACAAACCCAAACAGAATAACGACACAACGCCAGCTGAAATTCAAGAGATAACAGGTGAAGTTTCAGACGTCAGGATGAAGAAAGGTAAGACTAAAAACGGCAAAGATTATGTCTTGTATACCATCTTGATTGGCAATGACCAATACAGAACCTTCAGCGAGTCCTTTGCAAAGCTTGCCAAAGAAGCAAAGGAGACGGGGACTCCAGTTATAGTAAAATTTACAGCAGACAACTTTGGTTATAACGTTGAGTCGATCGAACTTACTATACGTGAGCCTGGGGAGGACTAAAAATGGCTATCGTAGAAAAGATCATGGAAGCAAAGCAAAAGAAAATAAAGCAGTATCCCGTGAACAGCAACCGTGCATCCGACCTTGGACATCCGTGCGTGAAATACCACGTGCTCAACCGCACGAGGTGGCAGGAGAAGGAGCTACACGACGCCACGTTGCANGCTNTCTTTGACNTNGGCAACGANTTNGAGCANATNATNATGAAAGACTTNAACGAAGCTGGCATACCAGTAATTGAACAGCAACGACCGTTCGAGTGGAAAGAATATCAAATCACAGGCCACATCGACGGCAAGCTACTCATCGACGGGCAGGTTATACCTTTTGACGCTAAGTCGTGTTCACCTTTTGTCTTCGACTACATAAGCGACATACGAAGCTTGAAACAGGGGAAATATCCGTACTTGCGTAAATATCCTACACAGCTAAACCTTTATCTTCTTATGAGCAACAGCGAGCGTGGGTTACTGCTTTTTAAAAACAAAGTGAACGGCCAATACAAGGAAGTATGGATGGATATTGACTACGAGCTTGGAGAAGAAACCCTACAACGTGCAGAAGCTATCAACCGTCATCTTGCAGAAGGCACTTTACCAGAACCAATCAACGATCCCTTTTGGTGCAACGACTGTCCATATGTCCANATATGTTGTCCACCAATCATTGGTACTGAGGTTGAAATAATGGACGACCAACAGCTTGCATCGATGCTTGATCGATTAGATGAGCTCAAACCTTACGTCGATGAATACAAACAGATTGACGATCAACTGAAAAAGATCCTTGAAGGCAAAGAAAAGCTACTGGTCGGCAACTGGATGATTACGGGTAAGTGGGTGGAAAAGAAAAGCTACGATATACCGTCAGAAATAAAAGAAAAATACGTGACGGTTACACGCTACTGGAAGAGGAACATTGAGAAGATAACGGCTGAATAGTAAACGAGAAGGGGCACGAAAGTGTCCCTTCTTTTATTTTTTTCAAAAAAGACTTGACTTTATCGTTCACACGTATATAATAAATATCATAGAATAGTATCAAAAATCATAAATAATTAGGAGGTGTAAACATGGGGGATATAGATAAACTTTTGACGCCAGACGAGGTTGCTCAACGTCTTGGCATCACTCCAAACACTGTGAGAATTTACTTAAGAGAAGGTCGCATTAAGGCATTGAAGGTTGGCAAACTTTGGCGTGTACGTGAAAGCGACCTTCAGAAGCATATTGAAGGAGATCATATTTAATGACCCCACCTAAAAATAAACCCAATATAAAAATTAGTATATTCTTAGAAAGGAGGTGCCGTCTTGTCAAAAGATGCATACTACTTTCCGCATGATAGTAATGCAAGACAAGATGTTAAGATATTAAAACTACGCATAAAGCATGGCTGGGCGGGCTACGGTTTATATTGGGGCATTATCGAAGCACTACGAAGTCAAGATAATCACTCTCTTGATGCAGACCCTGAACTTATAAGCCTTGCTGTCGGATGTTCAATTAATGAGTTGCAACCTATTTTAGAAACATGTCTTAATGTTGGATTATTAGTTAAAAGAAATGGTTATATTTACATTAGATAATATTTGAAAGGGGAGAATGACTTGGGTAGGCCGTTGAAGCAAGGTGTAGATTATTTCCCCCATATGTGCTCACACGGAAAAACTATATATATTCTTGAGCAACGTTGGGGAAATGACGGATACGCATTTTGGTTTAAGTTGCTCGAACTTTTAGGAAGCACCGAAGGTCACGTTTTGGACGCCGAAAATACCGCTACACGTGAGTTTTTGGCGGCGAAAACTCGATTATCAGTAGAACAATGCTACGAAATCTTAGACTTGCTAGCTGACTTAGATGCTATTGATCAAGAGCTTTGGAAGAAACATCACGTCATTTGGTGTCAAAACTTTGTTGATAACCTAGAGCCAGTTTACAGGAAAAGGAAGATGGAAACTCCAACTAAACCGAGTTTCTGTGACGAAAACTCAAGCATAGATGACGTTTCTGTGACAGAAAGTACACAAAGTAAAGTAAAGGAAAGTAAAGTAAATAAGATAAGAGTAAAGGAAAAAGAATTAGATACTCTCTCCGCCAACGCAAGCGTTGGCTTGAGCGTGTGTGATGAACCAATTGAAGAACCAACCAAAGACTCACCTAAAAAGCAAGAAGGTCAAATATTGTCAAAAACGCAATTAGAANGCTTCAACCAGTTTTGGTATGAGTACCCGAAGAAGAAAGCGAAACTTGCCGCTATGCGAGTGTGGGCGAAGCTCAAGCCTGACGACGAGCTATTCGAAGCAATCATGCTTGGGTTGCGACGTGCTCGTGCGTCGATCGAATGGAAGCGAGAAGGGGGGCGGTTTATACCTCATCCTGCAACGTTTCTCAACCAAGGACGTTGGGAGGATGAATACTTACCATCCGAGCAGCGACCAAGCAAGCGAGACCTTCAAAACATGTCAATCGAAGAATACGTAGAAGCCGCCACTGGAGAACCCGTACTTAATACAAGTGAAATTTTTGACTTGTGGGGTGATATTAATGCAGAATAAAGACTTCAAAAAATTCATGGCTTTATTGGCTCTTGTGGCTGATACTTATTCTCAACCTCGACTAAGCGAAGATGCTGTTAAATTGTATTTCAAGGTGCTGTCTGATTATTCGCTTGATGAAGTGTCTCAAGCGATAATGGAGCATATCAAGCAAAGTCCTTATATGCCGAAACCAGCTGACGTTATACGAATCCTTGATGGTACCGTTGAAGATCGAGCTAGCGAAGCTTGGTATCACGTTCTAAAAGCAATACAGCAATATGGACATTATGAGAGCGTTCAATTTGACAACCCCGCAATTCACTACGCAATTGAGCGTATGGGTGGCTGGCAAAAGCTATGTCAACTCACCGAAGAAGAACTACCGTTTCGTGAGCGTGACTTCATAAAACATTATATTAGAGGTGAGCGCATGGCAACTTGGGACAAAGTGCCGTTGCGCTTCATGGGGAAGCATGAACAGGACAACGTGTTCAACGGGTGGGATGACATGATACCTGATACTGTCTTTATAAAAACGAATGATAACGTAAAGAAAATGCTTGACTCTTCAAATAAAGAATGATATACTTACAATGAAATGTTAGATACTATTAAACAAAAGGAGGATGGTAACATGGCACAGCAAAAGCTAATTTTCNCAGGATGTATAAGGATTTGGAGTGACAATGGCGAATTTGTCGCTGAATACAAAAAGTATAATGAATATGATCAAGACGAGCTAATATGTCGCTATTATGCAAAGTCAAACAGCGTTACGTCGGTTGTAGAAAGCTTGTTTCATGAGCTAATCGAAGACGGGTCTATACCTATCAAACATGATTAGCCAAAATCGGCAAGACGACCAACAGTTTTAAGCGTGTCATACTATTCGAGAAAACCGTTATATGATAGCGTGTCACGATACTACAGACAACCGTTTGGGGTGAGCGTGTCAGGTTGCAGGAGAAAACCAACCAACTAGAGTGAGCCAGGTAGTAGGAGAAAACCAATGTACCGGAGCGTGTCAGATTTACGAANAAAACCATCGCCAATGAGCGTACCAGCGATGACGAGAAATCAAAAGGGATGAGTGTGTCATGCACAAAAAGAAAACCAGTTAGGGCTAGCGAGTCAATAAGGGGGTAGCAACCCACCAAGAGCAAGCGAGCCTGGAGGCTAAGAGTATACCAGAAAGGAGGAGCGAGCCGTTGAGGAAGAGAAAACCGCTTNAATAAAGCGTGTGTCAAAAGTCGTGAGATAACCGAAAAAACTAAGCGAGTCAGCCAGACATAGAGAACCAGTATGTTTTAGCGTGCCGAAA